GGGCAGGCCGTCCAGGGCGAATTGACGGTAGATGTGTTCCATGGCTCATTTCCTCCACAGGTGTTCGGGATACAGCCCGCTTTCCCGCATGGAGGCCAGCGCGGCGCGGATGTGGGTGCAAAACAGCTTCATCTTGTCCATCTTTAGTCCTCCCAAGGTTCAGGTGTTCGGGCCGTGCCGGTCAAAATGGTGGCAGGCATCCCGTCAATGATGGTCATTTCGTTTTCTTTGCCGTTTCTTTGCTCGAAATCCATTTTATTTCACCTCTGTTTTTGTTCAATTTGTCCAACTTGTTTTAGATTTTACCATTTTATGGGAAAACTTGAAGGACTTCCGCTCTGTCGAGTGGCATGGGTTTTTCCCTTGTCACTTTTTGTTTTTATGGCATGGAAATTTGTGAGGTTATAATTGATGAGCTACTTTACTGCGGAAAAGCTTGGTGTCGCATTGGCGCGGGCCAGAGTCGCGGCAGGCTTGAGCCAAGTCGACATGGCCCGCCGGATCAACAAGGGAAAGGCTACGATCCAGAGCTGGGAGTGCGGGGCGTCCAGCCCACCAGCTGACAAGATAATGGACTGGTTCGAGGCTTGCGGGACTTCTCCGCTCCCCGCCATGCAAGAAATGCTGCACCCAGAACTTTATAAAGAGCCCGTACAGCGCAAATCAGACGAAGAGCTGGATGAGGCGCTTACAGAATACTTTCGCACAGCGCCGCGAATTGTAAAAGAGATGGTGCTGTTTATCCTTTTGGGCCGACATGGCAGCTATCCACCGGCGGTGTTTGCTGAGGTGTGCGCAAACCTGCACACTCCCTTGCAAAACAAGGTATCCGTCTGCGGCCAAATACTGGACAATTACGGGTTCGCCGTGGCTACAGGAACAGACCCGATCCCGTGGGAAGTCCAGCCCCCGGTGAGTCTGCTGCAGTCGGCATACCAGGCGGGAAAAGAGGCCGCAAAGAGCGGCGAGGCCGACTATACCGCAAAGCGAGGTGAAGAGCTTTGAAGTGCATTCGCGCCTGCTGCCGTCGGGAAATCCCGGACGACGCATCTTTTTGCCCCTACTGCGGCAAGAAGCAGCCCGAAGCCGCCCCGCAGCAAAGAAAAAAGCGCCGCCGCCCAAAGGGCAGCGGCAGTGTATATAAAAAGGCTGACGGAAATAGAAGCAGACCGTATGTTGCCATTGTTCCATCGGAGGATGGAGGCAAAACAGTTCTTGGACACTATGCATCTCCCGGGGAAGCCATTCAGGCCCTGGATACTTACAATGCTCAGAGGACACCGGCAGAGCGCTTAAAATCCACTTTTGCAGAGATCTACAGAAGATGGAGCGCTACGCACTTTAGTAGCATCGGTGAGGATACAAAAGACGGGTATGTAAGAGCTTACAGCAAAGCTGAAAAACTTTGGAACGTCGAAGTGCGCACTCTTAAAACGGAAGACTATCAAAAAGTTATTGATGAACTTTCCGCAGACGGAAAATCTCGAAGCCTATGCGAAAAGCAAAAAGGTTTATTTCGGCAGTTATGCATATATGCCATGAAGCAAGATATTATCAACCAAAACTATGCTGATGGGTTAGAGCTGCCCCCAGCGCCCGGCCCAAAGGAAAGGATCCTTACGCCGGAAGAGACAGCTAAAATCCGAGCCATTGCAGACGATCCTAGAAACGGAATGCACTTAACGGCGCAGATCGCAATGGTTCTTTTATACACCGGAATGAGAATTGACGAGCTTCTTTCTTTGCCCAGAGATAATGTTGATTTAGAAAACGGCAATCTGACCGGTGGCGAAAAGACTGCTGCTGGAAAGGGGCGCTTTATTCCTATCTTAAACCCGATCAAGAATATTCTTGCAGAATGGATGCTGTTGAGCATCGGAGAAAAATATCTTCTTCCCACTGAAAGCGGAAACAAAAAGGACAAGAACAATGTTGAGCATTCTTTCCGTAAGCTGATGCTTGATCTTGGAATAAACCAAGCCGACACTCCGATTAGAGACCGCATTACCCCCCACGCCTTGCGCCGCACTGCAACTACCCTTCTCGTTGAAGCAAATGTGGCGCCTACTGCAACAAAAAAGATTATGGGACACACAAATTTTTCCACCACTGCAAGATATTACGTTGCTCACCGTCAGAAATTCCTCACCGATGAGATGAAAAAAGCTGAAAGCCTTTTTGAAGAACGTGAAAACGAGGAAGACTGAGCGGAGTTTCGTGGTAGCTTATTTGGTAGTTTATCACACCGTTTCAGGTCGTTTTGCATCACTTTTTCACAAAAAATAACGCATAGACGAATTGCTTTCATCGTCTATGCGTTATTTTTTGGAGCTGGTGACAGGAGTTGAACCTGCAACCCACTGATTACAAATCAATATATTTATTCGATATAACGATTTATTTTTATAAGTTGGTTGCTTGTTGGTTTCTTATTATGTCAGAAATCTTCTGCATGACCAACTCATACTCTTTCGGGTATGCAAGCTTTATGGCGCTCATGTGCTCATCAAGCACTTCCATCAAGCCTCCAAAGGGCGCGGCGCTGGCCGCTTCCACGAACTCGCTTTGCGGATTTGCTTTTGTGGAGTATGCCGCCGGGTACGACGCGGGAGGCAGCGCTTGAGTCTGCATTTCTGCCGGTGCCTGCTTTTCTTCCAGCTCATTCCTCACGGTGCAGAGGGCGGCAAGTTTTTCCACGCTCTGCCAGTCCGTCGATCCGCATTTCAGCTTGTGGATATGGGTGTTGATCTCGTCGATGTCCATACTTGCCGCCCTCCTCCCTTATGCGTTGCGCAGAATGTCCGCCGCGCGTTTGTAAGCGTCTCGCTCTGCCCCGGTGGCGTCCTGCATCATTTCCTCGATGTCGGAGATCATACGCTCACGGCCATCTGTGCGGGAGTAGTGTCCGCGCACATAGTGACGGCCACGGTTGGCGTAGCTGTTGCCCCGGTTGTAACCGTTTCCGGCGTCGCGGTTGAAGGATCCGCGCATGTCGGCTTCCCACTCGCCTGTACGGCTGTACTCGCCGCCCTCGCAGTAATCCTCGATGCGGTGAATGTCCAAAATGATGTCCACGATCTCGCCGATCATCTCAACATCGCCCGGAGAGCGGTTCTTTTTGTCGGTCAGCTCCATGAGCTCGTCGCACATCTCATCCTTCAAATGATTCAGTTTATCCAGCATGACTTTATCTCCTTTCTTATGCTACCCGCTCAACGATCAGATTGCTGTTTGCAATGCTGACTGCCTGCGTACTGGTGTTTTTAACCGCCACGGTCACGCAGCAGCCACGCGGCACCTCGATGAACGCAGCCACGAAAACATTGAAGTAATTTTCGACTGCCGCCGGGGTGACAATCGCGGTCGCGCTGGTCAGCGACTCACCGCCGACAGCCAGCGCCACGGAAATGGGTCCCACAGTGCCGCCGGTGGGAACGGCGATATTGCCGCCAAAGCTTACCTTAAAGCGAGCTTTGCACTGGTTTGTCAGGCCGCGCAGGGTCACGATACCCGCGCCCTCACGATGGACGATGCAAGCCGGGCCTTTTACGGCAGTCTCTGTCAAGGGAAGATTTTCCCCGGCGGATACCGTCACAATATTGGGATTCGTAAATTCAGCCATTTTATCGGCTCCTTTCATAAATAAAAGCGCCGGGACTTCTGCCCCGGCGCTCTGGTTTGCAAAATCAGCTCAGGGGCTGAACAGGCTACAAATTGTAGTCAGTTGCCGTTATTTGGTTATGCGCAGCCGTTACAGCCGCATCCGGTGCCACAATTACCGTACTGGTACGGCGCAGGAACCGGGAAGGCAGGAACGGGACGCGGGTTGTAGTAGGCCAGCTGACCGCTCATGTATGCCTTGAGGGTCTCGTTCTGCGCCGCCTGGGAAGCTGCAAGCTGAGCCGCAAAGAGCTGCTGGCTCTGCTCCGCGATCTTGGCGTCCTTTGCCTCGATGCGCTGAGCTGTGAGAGCGTCCAGGATAGCCCGGGCGTTCTGGTTCTGGTTGTCTACGATGTCCCGGGTCGCGTTCTGCACGGTGTTCCGGGTCTCGCAGGACTGGGTAGCCAGATTGTAGTTGACGCCCTGGATAGCAGACCGGGTCTCACAGCAGCAGTTCTGCTGCTGCATTTGCATTGCAGAGAGCTGCTGCATGAATGCCGCCTGCTGATTTGCACGGCTGATTTCGGCGGACATGAAGCCGTTACTCACGGTCTGCTGGACGCCGTTGATGAGCTGTGCCTGCTGGTAGAAACCGTCACACATACCGTTGTTTACGCCATCGATCTTGCGTTCGATGTTGGCGAAGTCGCTGGTCAGGATGTAGCCATCCACGACGCCGGCGCCGGCACCGGCGCGATTGCCGCCCCAGTTACCGCCCCAGCCGCAGAAGATGAAAAGGAAGAGCACGATGATCCACCACGAACCATCGCCGCCAAAGCCAAAGCCGTTTCCGTTGTTGGTATTGGCGGGCTGCACCGGCATAGTCAAGCCGATGTTGTCAGAAGAAAGAGACATTTTGTACTCCTTTCGAAATTTTTGATAAAAAATGTATCTCGACCGTGGCCACGGTTACGACTTAGTGTAAAAACTGCTGGAACTGCTGAGCCATTGCCTGAAGCTGGTTGAGCTGGTCTTGGCTCATCCGCCCGGATTGCAGGAGCTTTTGCACCTCCTGCTTTGGATCGCCCTGAAAATTAGCCTTGAACTGCTGGAACTGCTGCATCATCTGGCCGAACTGGCCCATAGGGCCGGGCATGGATGATGCTTTGCCGCCGCCCAGTGCATTAAAAAGAGGATTTGCCATGATCACTTGACCTCCGTTTCGGTTTTTGTGGGCTCCTGCTTTTCAAGCGCTGCACAGCGGGCTGCCAGGGCGTCAAACTCTGCCCTGGTGACAAACTCCCCGCCGGGCTGTTGGACGGCCTGAGCGGGCATCTTAGCTGCCGTGGTGCGCTCCTTGTAATCAAAGGCCCTGAGCGGCATCGGCATTCCGCTTGCGTCCGTGCTCTTGATGTAAAAGGCGCTGTTCTCGCTATCCATCAAGAGCACGCTGTTCCCGGCGGCTACCATGTAGGCTTTTGCGCCCTCTTCGCCCTGCACCCAGATGATCGGAGGCGTAGATGGGGAGCTTTGCCCTGTCGGTTGGCTCATCATGGGCGGCTGATACCCGGCATTCTGCCGCAGTTGCGTGAGCTGGTCAGGCATAGGCTGCCCGTAGTAGTTTGGCATTTGATAGCCATATGGATTGTACGGCATCGTTTAGTCCTCCTTATACCAGTAGTAGATCGGGCATTCCGCGCCGCTGTCCCAGCTGTCCCACCACTTGCCATCGATGACGGCCAGAACGTGGCCGGAACACCCCAGCACATACACGCCGTGCGGATACTCCCGGGCAAAATCTGCCACGGTGTAACAGGTGGTGCAGTCTGCCTCGACAAGGCGGCGCTTGAATCCGTGCTTTTGGAGGTATGCGCCCCATGTGCGGTTGGCGCTGGGCATATCGCCGAGAGCAAAGCCGGTCAGCGCCAATCCAATGTAGGCCTGCTCCCAGCTCTGCCCAGTGGCTGCTGCTACCGCACGCACGGCGCAATCTCCAACGCTGCTCCCGTGGGGGTTGGGGCTGAACTTGTTCCACATTGGCGCTTGCCTCCTTTGCGCCCAGTGTAGCAGAGCCGCCCGGCGGGAGAGACAACGAAGGTACAACGAAGGACAAAAAAGATAGCGCAAATAATTTATTTTATCGATTTTTATGTTGACAAAATAAATTATTTGTGCTACAATAAGGGTGTCAAGAGGAACAACAAAACGGAGGAACGAACGATGAAAGCTTACAATCTGCACGAGATCATGAGCAGCGCCTGGGCAATGTACCGCAAGTGGGTCGCACCTTACAAGTACAATCACAGCCGTATTCCCAGCTGCTACACTTTTGCGAGTGCTCTCAAGCAGGCTTGGGCCGCTGCAAAGACCGCTGCCAAAAAGGTCGCCGCCGGCATCGTTCGCATGCACTACAGCCAGTACAAGGCAGAGTACAGCAAGTGCCAGACCGTCGAGGGCAGCTACGACAAGGCCACCAAGACCATCGAGGTCATGACCAAGGTCCTCCGCACCTTTGAGCGTCCCGCCTATACCGCAGCTCCTACCTCTCGCCGCCCCAGCGTGACCGCTATCCGCGGCCTCTGCCCCCGCTGCCGCACCTACTGCTATGGTGACTGCATGGCATAATCCACACACTCAACTATAAGGAGGACAACAACAATGACTAAGTTTTATGATGGCAGCAAGCTCCTGAGTATTAAAATGACCGACACCCGCACCGGCATCGACTTCGAAAACGACTTCTTCGAGGTCGGCGGCCTCGAGTACAACGCCGATCTGGGCGCTTACAAGGTCGAGGACGTCGAGTATCTGGCCGACTACGCCAAGAGCTACGCCGACGGCACCAACGGCGACATCGACTACACCGTCGATGAGGACGGCAATGTCGTGGTCCCCGACTGCACCGTCGATTATGACATCGAGGTGATGTGATGTTGTACTCATGGGCGCTCATTGACCCGGACGGCAAGCGTCACGAGGTCGATGATCTGGCAAAGTGGAGCCAGGACAATGTAAAATTGTTTTTCCCGGATGCCGCACCGGACAACGCCGCAGCCCGGATCTCCGAGGGCGTCCAGATGCTGTGGTACGCGCTCAAGCACCCGGAAAGGCCTCACGGGCTGCACACTTATAAAGGGTGGACGCTTGCAGAGCCTCCACAGCCCAAGGCGCCAAAGGCTAAAGAGCCCAAAAAGCCGCTTGCCGACCGGTTAATAGGCAAAACTTTTGGCGATCTCTCCATCGTCGGCACGGCACCGGCGAAGATCATGCCCAACGGATATAAATGCACGATGGTCGTCGTGCATTGCGCTCTCTGCGGCAATGACAGGATCATGTCCTACAACTCCTTAAAAATATCAAGGAGCTGCGGCTGCCAGCGAGGACGGCGCAGGAAAGACGGACTCGCCCCGCAGCCCGTCACGCCCTCCAGACAGCCTCCCTATGATCAGGTGCCTGCTGACCATAAAGGCAAATCACTAAAAAAGATCTGCGCTATCTGCGGCAAGCCTTTTTATGCCTCTCCCAGTGACGTAAACCAGCAATGCTGCTCAAAAAAATGCAGCGCTGCCCTACGGGTAAAAAATGGTCATATCAACAACGCTGCATGGTCGGATGAGGCAAAGGCCCGCCGGGCAGCAGACCCGGAGATCCAGGCACGTATGCAGACATTGCAATCCATAGGCACTTCGGCGGCTCTAGAGTTGCCCGCAGGTCAAAAAGGGCCGCAAAATCGTGAGGCTCTTGTCTGGCAACTGATCGACCCGGACGGCAACACCCACAAGGCGGTCAATCTGCTGGACTGGGCGCGTAAAAATCATCTGCTGTTTTTTGACGAGGACGTCCCGGAGGACGTCGCCGCAAAAAGGATCGCAGCAGGATTCAGGGCGGTCGCCACATCGATCCGTGGGACTCGCTCAAGGTCACGCTCGGCATCGAGCTATAAGGGATGGATGTTGGCCGGGCTTCCCACGCCCAAAACCGCAGACGACGATAACTTTGATAACACGGAGGATACCATGCGCAAAATAATCAACGGCTCTCGCTACGATACCGATACCGCCAAAAAGATGGCCCACTGGGAGTCCGATCAGGACTACACCGGCCTCACTCACTGCGAGGAGACGCTTTACCGCACCAAGGCAGGCAAGTGGTTTATCCACGGCACCGGCAACGCGGCCACTGTGTACGCCGTCCGCCGCGGCGACGGATGGACGGCCCCCGGCGAGCAGATCGTGCCGCTCTCCGAAGAGGTCGCGCGAATCTGGGTGCTCGAGCACCTTGGCGAGGAACAGCGCGACGCCATCTTTGGCACCGGAAGTGAGGACACAAAGGATGTGCAGGCTACGGTCTACATCCCGGGTCCGCTCGCCGAAAAGATGGCAGCTCGGATAGATGCAGAGCAGTGCAACCGAAATGAGCTTATCCTGCAGGCGCTGCGGGAATATCTCAAGTAAACAAAAAAATCCCCCGATGCTCCAAACGGAACACCGGGGGATTTGCCTATCCAAGCCTTATCCAAGCATTTTGTCAATGCCTTTCAGCCGGTAGCCTATCGCCGTCCGGCTGTAATGGGTCTGTGCTGCAATGTCCGGCAGCGGGAGCCGCTCAACGTACCGCAGTAAGGCTATCTTACGGTCTACCCTCCCAAGCGGTGCACTTTTGATGGCGGCGGTCATCTGCTGTCGGTCAAGTCCTTGCAGCGCAGGGGGCAGCACTACACGAGCCGCCGCCACAGGCAGCACCGAGCCAGAAGGGCTGCGGCAGCTGTCCGGCGTTGCGCACCATAACGGTGAATTTATGCTGAAAATGGGAAATTCTCGCTGAAAGTGTGCAAATTGCGCTTACTTTACGATGGATTTGCTTGATTTTGGCGTAAATCTGGTATGTAGTGCTGCTCATGGTCTTACTCCTTACTCAGTGCCGCCTTCATGCGGTCAAAGAAAAACTGGATCACCCGCCCGATGGTCTCATCGGTGATGGCCCACGAGATAAATCTGCCCCACTTGCTGGCGCTGAGAGCGGCCCGCAGGGTCTTTGCCACCCACGCCTTACGCTCTGCGCCGCGCTTTGTCCCCTGAATCTCCTGCTCTGCCCGCTCGATGAGGTCCAGCACCAGCGGCTTTACCGCTGCGCCGTAGCCCAGCCGGATGCAACCGAGGGCGTAGAAGATAAAGCCGCCCAGCATCAGCACTGCCGCCACCGGGGCGGGGATAAGGTCAAAAAGCTTAGTTGCCAGTGCTACCATGATTGGTCACTCCTTTTAACAGATAGTTGTCGATGTCGGCGCGGCTCTTCTGCATCCCCTCGCGATTGTTGCCGGACAGCTGCGCGTCCAGCAGATTGCGCACCCCGTCGAGGGTCAGACGGCTCACCTCGTCGATTTCTTCAAAGCGGCGCAAGTCACGGGCGAGGGCCTGCGTGTGCTGAAGCTGGCCCTGCTCCAAGGTGCCGATGCGCTTGTCCATCTCATCCAGCCGCTTGTTCTGCTCGTTGTCCGGCTCCTGCGCCTTTTTGATGTACTTGTGGATGATGTCCAGCACCTTGTCGATGGTGATGGCTGCAGCGCACAGGCTGCCCAGGATGCCCAGTACCCACAGCAAAGCTTCTTTTTCGGTCATTTGCCCTCCCGGAGACGGGTCAAGCCCTTCTTACGGATGATTTTCGGGTAGTTCACCGTCGTGACGTCGAGGTCCACCGGCCCGTTGATGCCCGGCACGCTGCCCTTGCTGGTGTGCTGGTGGGCGTTGTAGGTAAACGTCACGTTGGGCGTTTTGCCGGTGTAGTCGGCAAGCCAGACGTCCCACCGCCCGGCCAGACGCTCCATCTCAAGGAAGCGGTTGGCATAGCTCGTGTAGGTGTAGAGCTGGGCGAAGAACCCCATCTTCTCGATCTGCTCGAGGTGGTAGGCCGCGAGGTTGGTCAGGTCATTCGGCTTCAGCACGGCAAGCGTTTCATCTTCCATGTCCACCGCCACCGGCATGGTCAGCTCCTTGCCCCGCAGCGCCTGCCGCAGTGCAGCCAGCTCTTCGTCAGCCAGCTTCTCAGTGATGGCGTCGGTGTAGTAGTAGACGCCAATATCCAGCCCTGCCGCTTTTGCATTGGTATAGTTGTCCTCGAAGGTGGGGTCGATGTAGGGGACACCGTTGCGGTTCCCTACGGCCCGCAGCATCGCGCCTTTATAGCCTGCCGCTTCTACCTGCACCCAGTCCCCCAGTTTGATGATTCCCTGCCACCGGCTCACGTCGATGAACCGGTAAGGAAGGTCTCCCTCCCAGCCGGTCACAGCCTCTGCCCCGGGGGGTTCGGGAGGTTCCGGTGCGGGCTTTGCCTCTTCGGCATCCTGCTTGTCCCCCGGACCAAAGATGGCCCGCACAAGCTTTTCCAGCAGCTCCAGCAGTTTATCCATTGTAGTAGTCCTCCCCGGTGATGCGCTTATAATCCTCTTCACTGATCTCGCCGTCGGTCACCCGCCTCGCCAGCTCGGCTTTGACTCCGGGGCGGCGGCTTGCGGGCATCTCTGCCCAGGTCTTAGTCCCGGCGACCAACCTGTTTGCCCAGATCTTGTCCATTTTGAAATCCTCCTTACTTGTTGTTAATAGCGGCGTCCAGCTCGCACAGCGAGTCCTCGATAGTCGCCAGCCGCTCCTGTGATTCCATGTCCTGCTCACACATGGCGTCCTCGATCCCCGCCACGAGGCCGGGCAGCTCTCTGAGCATCCGCTCCTCTTCCAGCTTCTTGTGGAACTCTTTCAGGCTCTTATCCATCTTGCAAAGACTCATCCGATAACACCTCCTATCATGGTGATATTGCCACCGACGCCGGAAGCTCCTCGGGCAATCGTCACCTTGTAGTTGAATGCAAAGCCCCGGGCGGCGGTCTTGTTGGTAAAGGCGTGATGTACAAAGGCCCGGCTCTCGCCGCGCTGGATGTCGGTGCAGTTCTCCCACACGGGGCTGTCATCCAGTGCGTTATTGGTCATCTCCACGGTCAGGCTCAGGTCTGTGGGGAAACTGCCCTCTAGCGTCAGCGCGGCCACGGTGATGGCGTCGTCCGCCGTCAGGGGCTGGGCCAGCGAGAGGACGGCACGGGTCACATTTTTGGTAAAGGTAGCCGTCCAGTCTGTCGAGGTCTTGCCGTCGTCCACTTCCAATGTCAGGGTGTTTTCTCCGTTGAGTATCTGCTGGAACAGCACCTTCTCGCTCAGGCACTGTACCGTGAGTTCGGTGCCGGAGGCCACGTTTTCGCGGACGGCTATCTCCATACCGTTCACCTTTTCGACGATGCGCATGGGGTCTCCGTCGCCGTCGGTCACGGTGTAGGACAGAGTAAACGGCTCGTTCTTCTCGCCCAGTGCCACGCCGCTCTCGCCCACATCGGAAGTGATTTCCGGAGGCTGGTTTGCCGAGGCGAAGCCATCCTTATCTATGTATAACGTCTCCGGCAAGGTGAAACAGGGAAGGTAGCCGTAACTCTTGCCGTAAGCGCCTTCGGCAATCGAAAGACTGGAACCGCTTGCGGAAGATATGTATGCGCTGTTGGCATAATTATCGATATGATTACCGAACTCATGATTACTATAAGTAGTTGTATCAGTTGGAGTTCTCGTCCAGATACCGCTTCCGTAGTGGTTTCGAATGTTGCTGATTCTGCTGATTGCGGCTGAGGAAAGCGCAGAGCCATCGGCGTAGTTCGATGCCCCGACTTCTGTTGCCGAAATGGAGAAAAATCTTGACTCGTATGTCTTACTACTACTTGTTGTACGCCATTCGTAAGCTGAGTATTGGTAAGCATAGAAATACATCCCGACATATTTTGTAGTGCCAATCAAGTCCTTTACTTCGTCGGAAAACTTCGTCACATAGGTATTTTTGTACCAAGTGGCCTCGTCGTTAGTATCGACTCTGTAATCCGACCTTGCGGACGTAGTATGGGTCCCGCTCGTCGCCGGACTCTCCCGGCAAAACATCGCCCGCCCTTTGCCGTTCAGGCTGGACTCATAGTTGTGGGCCAGCACGTAAAACTTGACTTTTGTGCTGCCTTCCATCAGGTATACAAAGCCATCGCCGATGGCTAAGTCTTTAATCTGCATTCCAATCCTCCTTTCTCTCAAAAATCAATGCGGCTTGCCGCCTTGTTCCACACGCCCGTCAGCTCTACGCCGTCAAGCGTATCAAAGGCCGAAACAAAGCTGATACCGCTTACATCTGTGCCATGCACCATCTCCAACAGTTTGATGCGCACGCCCACAGCCGCAGCATCCGCCGCCGCGCCGGAGATGGTGAGGGTCTTGTCGGTCTCGATTTTGATAGCGTTGATACGGTCGCCGGTGGCTTTGGCGTCTGCGGGAGCGCCCTTGACTGTCAGGGTGGGGTCGGTGGTGACGCGGCCCTCGGTCTCCTTGGCAAACTGCTCTGCCCGCTTGGCAGACTCCGCAGCGGCAGCTTTGGAGCTTTCGGCGGCCTCGGCCTGCTGTGTGGCAGTCTCGGCCTGCTGCGCGGCAATGCCTGCCTGCTGTTCCGCAGCCTGAGCAGAGGCGGCTGCTGCGTCCCTGGCACCGGCTGCGGTTTTGGCGCTGGCTGCGGCCTCCTCTGCCTTTTGAGTGGCGGTGGAGGCAAAGCCCTCCACATACTCAAGGCTCTCGGCCATCGCCTCCCGCACCTCAACGCCCCGCTTTGCCTTGCGGATGTCGTTGATGTTTTCTTCGAAAGTTTTGTTCACAGGCTCTTTACCTCCGTAGGCTCGTCATAGATGACGTCCTCATCAAAATAAAAATCGTCCCATAGCCAGTCTGCACCCGCGTAGGCGGTGGCGTTGTACTTGTAGGGATTGCAGGTGCCGGTGATGGAAAATGTGCCGGTATGCCGGTCTCTGCTCTGGGGCGACACTGTCCACAGACCCACCCAGAAGTTGGCCGGGTCCTCGTCCAGTACGCAGCGCAGCCACTGCCCCTGCAAGGCGTTTTCGAGGACGCTCTGCACCTTGCGGCGCTCATCCGGCGGAGCCTTACATTTAAGGTCGAGCCGGATGGTGCGCTGGAGGTAGTGTACTTTGCCGTCCACAGCCCGGGTGAGGTCGAGCAGAAAATCGCCGCCCGGCACTTGCACAAGCTTTTTGTCCGGCTCTGCGCCGGAGATGAGCGGGCTGCCAACCAACAGGTAAAGGCCGAGGTCGTCCAAGGTGTGCAGAGAGCCGATTTTTGCCCCCATGAGCTTGCCCATAAAAATCACGCTCCTTTACATAAAGCCCTGCAGCGCCTCCGGGCGGCAGGCGGTATCATCCTGCACCCATGCGCCTGCCGCCGTCTGTCGGTATCCGCTGCCAAAGGTCACGCCGCTTTTGGACGCCGTAACGTCCCGCCGCTGGGCCAGAGCGCCGGGGAAGAGGATGGAGTAGGTCTTGCCGTTTACCGGCAGCACCGCAAAGGCCCGGCCCTTGCCCCCGGCAGCAGCCCACGCTGCGGCGTCTCCGTCGTAGGTGAGCAGCACCGCCGCATAGCCGGAGAGGTCTGTGCTCGTGGTCTGGGCCGCAAAGGTGGAGCCCGACCAGCTTTGCAGCTCGGTGCCGTTTTTTACGCCGGAGAAGGTCAGGCCGTCCGTCCCGAAATGGATGTTGGCCGTGATGCTGGCGTGGCCAACGGTCATACCGGAGGCGGGTGCGTAGTCGATAAAATCGCTGGCAGTTTTGCCCGCCTGCGTGGTGTCTATCTGCGTTGTACCTGCATACCTGCTGGTGGATGCCGTCTTTTCGGAGAGCTCGTTGGTCACGCCCAGATTTGCCACGGCCCGGTCAGTGAGGGTGCGCCGGGTCATGCCAAAGGTGTACTCTTTTTTCTCGGGGTGATCCAGCGGCTCCACCAGCTTGGTGCAGAGCATGATCACGTCGATGCTGTGGGGCTTGCTGATGATATGGGCAAAGCTGGCAAAAGTCAGCCGCTCGGTATCATAGCCCGCGTCCACAAGGTCAACGGCCTTGACCTCATAGCTCATGGTCATGAGGTCGTTCTTTTCCAGGTCCTGCACCGCGGCGGCAAAGGTGGCGTCGCTGCTGTCCGTGTCAAACTCCCTGATTTTGGAGACCACGCCAAACTTTTTTACGGCCTCGTCGTTCTGGATCCACCCGTACTCCCGATTCCAGCTGTAGCCTTTTTTCGGGAGGTACTTGTCTACGGCGCTCTGGCTCGTGCCGTTGATGCCGTAACGCTCTTCGTGGGTGCCGGTCGTCACGGTAGTCGAGCCCCACTTAAACCAGAGGAACTTGTACTTCCATTGGGTCTTGGTCTCTTCGACAGTGTGCTTGTTGCCCATCGGCCAGATGCGGGTGAAAAGGTCGTTGGTGTCGGTCTTTTCGGTGAAATCCAGCAGATTCACGCCATATTCGATGTTCTGGGCAGTCTGCCGGTCAGCCTCGTATGCCTGGTCGCAGTAGTTGAGCACGTTCATGCCGGTGGTGGAGTTATAGGTGCAGTAAGCGTAGCCGCCGTAGGTCTTGAGCACCATTTTGCTGATGATGTCCCATGTGCTGCCGTAGTCCTCACCCACGCCGTACTGGTTGCGGTCGCCGTAGCTCACCACAAGGTCGCCGAGGGCGGCAGTCACCCTTCCCAGCTCAAACTTTTTCATCTTGTCGTAGCTGGTCTGCTCCTCGTAGCCGTTGCCGCCGGAGATCTGGGAGTTGTGGGCTTTGATGAGGTATTCCAAAAAATCCCTCAGCTTGCCCTCGTAGTTGAAAGGGGTAATGCAGCTGTCGTTGAAATAGCTGAGAGCTCCCTCGCAGTAGATGACCCGGCGGTTGAGCCAGTCGGCTTCGTGGCTGAGCACCCGGCCCCGCCATATCTCCTTGCCGTCCTGATGCACCGCCACAGCGGTGGACATCTTCTGCATGGATTCGTAGCAGGGGTGGGTGCGCAGCATGGTAAAAGTAAGGCTGCCGCCCTTGCTCACCTCGCGGGTGAGCTTGGGCGACAGCACCACAGCCTGTCGGTTGCCCGGCTGATAGACAGTCAGCTTGTTTTCGGGGTCACCGTAGGGATACGCAAAAATCTCGTACATCTCAGTTACCCCTTTCTGCAAGCATCTGGATATGGCCCAGCTGGTCGTTCATGCCGGGGGCGAGAGCACCCACAATGGTGCCGTCATCCAGCACGATCTGCTGATTTGCCACGTCGGGCAGATACTGCTCCACTACGGTGCTCAGCTTTGCAAGCTGGGCTTGTATCTCTGCCTGATATTTGGGGACGGAATTGTTGTTGGGGTTGTAGGTAAAGGGGTCGCTGCGGTAGTCGTAGCCCGCAAAAGCCCGCTCGTTGCCGTACCAGTAGGCGTCCTGAATGTCCAGATAGCTCATGGCACCAGACGAGGCGCTTTCTGCCGCAGCAGACGAAGACGAGGACTTTTTGCCAAACTTTTTGCCGAAGAAGTAGCTGATCCAGCCGATAGGGCCGGTAGCCGCCAGAAGTGCGCCGGAAAGGAGCTTGCTTCCCAGAGAGCGCTCTTCGCCAGAATCCTCGCGGGCTCGGGCGTTCTGGCCCATTTTGAAGCCTACAACGCCCTCCGCGATGACGGCCAGCACAGCAAGGCACTCCGGGAAGAAGGAGGCTGCTCCGCCCGCTGCGGACGCAATGGCCTGCCCGGCCCCGGCTTCACCGGCAGCCGCCGCAGCCTTTGTACCGCCGCCGAACAGCTTGAGGATGCTGCTGACGATGCCGCCGGAGCCTCCGGTGCCGGAAAGACCCTTCATGGCGGCGGCAAAGCTCTGCACCTCTTTGGTGGAGCCGTTGACCGCCGGAGTGATGCCGTTGCTGAAGAGGCTTGCAATGCTCTGCAGCGCCCCCTGAATGCCGCCCTGCGCGTAGTGCTCATTGATGGCGGTCATTGCATCGTCTGCCCATTTCAGAATGGTGTTTCGCTGCTCTTGCGTCACCTGTCCGAAAATGACCTTTACCACATCCCCGGCGATGGCCTTGCCGTCTTTGCTCTTGATGTCAGTAAAGAGAGACTTTACCAGCCCGAAAATGCCTTTGTCAGACTGCCCCTGAATCTCGGAGATATACTTTTCGGTGCGGGAAAGCGCAGCCTGAATGCTTTTTTCGGCCTCTTCGGTGTCGACCTTGGTGTTCTGGAGCACACCGTCGATATAGGTGTTGATGGTTTTAGTGGTCTGGGCCACGCCATCGACGATGTTTTCTTCGGTGATGGTCTCAGTCTTTTCGATGTGCTCGGAGCCGTCGGCGTATTTTTTGGTGACCTCCTGGATCGCTGTGGTCACGCCGCCCTCTACCTTGCTGGTGGTGCGGGTCAGGGTGGCCGCCAGCGTTTTTGACATATCGTCGTATGTCTTTGTGGTTTTGGTCACCACGCCGTTGACCTTGGTCTCCACCTGTTTATAGGTGGTCTCGATTCCGTTGACCATCTCCTTGCCGGTCTCGGTGGTGGTCTCGGTGATGCGGTCTTTGATGCTGCCCGCACTGTCCTTGACCTTTTCGCTCAGAGTCTGGATGCTGGTGGTCACGGTGCCGAGAGCATTCTGAGCGGTGGTCGTAGCCGTTCTGGAGATGGACGAAATGACCGTTTCGGTGGTGGACCTTGAGCCAGACTTTCCACTGGAAGAGCTCCCGCCGCTGCCGCCGGAGGAGCCGGACGGGCTGGTTGTAATGGAGCTTTCATTTTTATCAAGCCCATACTGCTTTGCCATCCGTTCGCCGTACTGTTTCCAGTAATTGGTGTCTTTCTGGCCTGCTTTCTGGTTTTGATATTTGTTATTGAAACCCTCCCAATATACGGCGTCCCAGTCTCCTTTTGTTAGGGAGATGTCTCCACTTTTCAGCGCGTCAATAACCGCTTTCAATCCAGCAAATGCGGATTTTGCTCGGTCGGCAGTATCAGCCAAGCCCGTAACTTCTCCAATCAGTCCGGTCCATCCGTCTTTTTTGTAGGCATCCTGTGCCGCGACGGTCATATCGTTGAGTTTTTCAATGACTTTCCCAACGGCACCAGAAAGGTCTTGCGTCATAAGACCCGCCAGCTGGCTCACGTTATCTTTCAACGTGGATACCCGGCCATTCATGGTCTGGCTTTGGGTGTCCATGGCGTTGTAATATCGTCCGCCCTCTTCGCTGGCCGCGATAAGGGCCTGAGACAAAGTATCATAGCTGATGGTCATCTTCTGGACTTCCTGCACCGATTTTCCGGTGTAGTCGGCCAGGACCTGATAGACGTTGATGCCCGCATAGGCAAACTGCTTGATGTCGATGGCGGACGCCTTGCCCACGTTGGCGATCTGCTGCAAGTTTGCCGACATGCGGGACAGCTCTGCATTACCGCCGCCTGTAGCCGAAACAGCGTCGCCCAGCGCCATGATGACCTTGCGGGAGTAGCCTGCATTTTCACCGGCGCTGATGAGCAGCTGATTGGCCTGTGTCAGGCTCGCCACGTCAAAGGGGGTGCGGGCGGCGTCCTCCTGGATGGCGTCCATGGCTGCTTTGGCCGCCTCAGCACTGCCCAGCATGTTGGTAAACCCGGTGGTGTAGCTTTCCAGCTGGGCGTTATACTGGATACCGGTCTGGATAAAATCCTTGGCCGCAGACAGGGCCATGGAGCTTACGTTGGAGATGACGCCGGTAAGCAGGTTGGCTTTGGTGATGGCTCCGGTGAGAGATCCGCTGGCGGTCTCGGATGAACCGCCAAACTCCGTCATGCCGATGTTGGCTGATTTCAGGGCCGAGGTAGTCTCTTTCAGTTCGGCTCGGGCAGAGGCCAGAGCAGCTTTCAGCTCCTTGGTCTGCGCAGAGGTGCGCCCGGTCTTTTCAGCCGATTCGTTGTATCGCTTTGTCAGCTCGGCGACTTTCTGCGCTGCTTTGCTGTACTCGGAGCCAAGTTCCGTGACAGCCCTTTTGGTGCTGTTCTGCACGTTTTGGATGCTCTGCCGGTAAGCGGAATCATCCAGCGACAGAGTCGCTTCCAGATTAAATATGTTCAGGACGTTTCACCTCCTCCGCACAGCTCTGCCAGAGCCTTTGCATTTTCGGCGGTGATCTGCTCCGCCGTGCGGGCGTCTTCTTTTGTGTGCAGCAAAGGGAAATGCCTGGAGGCAAGCCCGGAGTAAAGGGGCTGGATGCCGAGATACTGCCCGATGGCGTCGGCCACATAGTCCCGGAAAAGCTGTGCCTCCTGATGCCTGCGCACCTCGGCGCGGATATGCTCCATGATGTACGGCTTGCCCAGCAGCCGGAGCATATCCAGCCGGATGGTGGATACCAGCCGCCGGTAGCCGTCCGCGCCGATCACATCAAGGACTGAAAAAAATCCATGAAATCCACATCCCGGAGCGCCCGGCTCATGGCAGAGGCCAGCACCCGGGTAGGCGGCTGCTCCTCGTCCTTGTCCAGCACCACGAACAGGGGCAGGATGCCGAGGGTGAGGTCTGCCTTGTCCGTGTAAAGCAGCTTGGTCATGTCCACGGCGTTTTTGTTAGCCTGCGCCCGGCGCTTTTCCAGCCGCTCTGCGTCCGTCTCCGTGCCGGTCAGTTCCGGCTCGCGGCCCAGAATGTCCATCACGCCGGAGTCTGCCACGTACTTTTTATAAGCCTGCGCGCACTCATAGGTGCGCTTGAGATATTCGGTGCCGTCGAGATCGATGATATTGCGCATATGTCCTCCTTAGTCCCCGGTCGGGGCCTTGACGATCGAGTAAAATTCCATGGGGGCTTGAGTGGGGTTTTCCAGGTCAGCGTAGCCGGTGAGGGTGATCTGCATGGAGCCGCCGCCACGGTGCGCCGTCTTGAGGCTCAGGCCGCCGGAAGAAAGGGCGTTGAAAATTTTGCAAACCAGAAAGCCGCCGCCGATCATAGGGCCAACCCAGTACAGCTCCCTGTAGTCCTTCAGGGCAGCCTCGATGCGGGGGACCACATGGGTGGGGTCGTCCGTGTCGATGTCAGCCGTGCCGATGGCCAGCTTGAGCACGTCGGGGCTTGCGTTGGGAGTGGTAAAGGCGATGGTGGCGGTGGTTCCGGTGATCTCATTGCCCTGCTTGGTGTTGGTGGGTGCGTTGTCGATGTCAGCCAGCGTATCCTCCATGCTGTTGCTGTAGGAGATGGTCACGCCGCCCTGCGTGGCGCATACGACATTGGTGCTGTCGATTTTGGGGGCGGAAAGGTCAAATGTGGAAAGCAGATTGCCGGAGCCTTTCGGGATGCTCTTGAACGCATCCGGGGTCAGCACATTGACCGCGAACTTTTTCGCCAGAGTTTCAGGCATAAATAATCCTTTCTCACGGGATAAGCCGTGTAAGCTCAAAGTTGAGGTATTCGCACAGATAGCCCTCGGGCGGGTTGTCGAGCGGCTGCGCCCACGGGCTGCCTGTGCGCAAAAGAATAGCGCCGCCCTCGCATTCGATGGTCAAGCTATCTGCAAGGGCTGCGCTTATCTTGTCTTCGGTCTGTAAAATAGGCGTCCGGCCTTTGGCACTCGGGTACCAAAGCCGGGCGTGGAAGGTGCCGGACTCATTCCAGCCTCCGGGAATTGTCGGCTGATAGGTCAGATACGGCAGTGTTGCGCTGGGTGGAATGTTGTCTTCCAGATAGCCCGGGATGCCAAACCCGTTGAAAAACGTGTTCAGCGCCCGGTTGATGCTCTCAGACGGCCCCATCACGGCAGCACCGCCTTTTTGCACTTCACGGCCCGCAGGCCCATGCCGGATTCTGCCGGGGCGTTGCCCTCATCGGCTGCACTCGTCACCTGAAAGGTCTGCCCGTCGCTCACCCGCTTGATGTAGTCCGGGAAAGCCAGAGGCACACCGGTGTTGACCAGCAGCGTATAGGTGGACGCTGTAGCCGCCTGCTCTGCAACCTGAGCCTCCACGGTGGTGTCGTGGCGCTCTACGGCCTCAAATTCCGGGCCGTCCGTCCAGCCGGACACAAAGCCGCCGACGCCATCCGGCTCATAGCTGCGGGTCTGGAAGCAGAATTTTTTGGTAAAGCTCTGCATCACGGTGGATGCAGTGAACGGATTGACCATGTCACATCTTCCTCCACTGGTTGATCTCGGATTTGTAGCGGGCCTTACCGTCAGCGGGCAGCCCGTCCGCGCCTGTAGCCATCGTGCCGGACCACCCGGCAAAGGACTGGGACACATACACGCCGCCGGCGGGCAGCGCCTTATCGTATGCGTCGATTTTTTCAGCCAGCGCCACAAAGGCGGGCGGCACCCGCATGGGCTGTACCGTGCCGTTAAAGGTCTCGGCAGTCAGATCGCCGTCCCCGGCCTTGTGCACGCCGTCATTGAAGATGGATCCGCACACGAGGAAATACTGTCCCGGCACTACCCCGGCGGGCACGGTGTCCGGCTCAAAGGCAAACTCCCCGGCAATGGGGTCGTCCGCCCGGTCAAAAAAATTGTGCGTGTAAACGCACAGCTCAGGGACGGTCATACAAAGTCACCCCCTTGCAGATCAGACCGATTCGCCCGGGGTAATGGTCTCGACCGCGATGCCGTCGATGTATTCGGCAAACAGGGTCATGCCCATGACCGCAGTGATGACAGTGACAAAGGTGCCATAGTCGGGGCGGGTGTTCACGCCCACGATGCCGGTGTTGCTGTCCGTGGTAAGGCGGAAGCCAGCACGAGCCCAGTCGGAGTTGGTAGGATTGACGTAATACAGAACGATATTGTCCGCAGGAGTTGCGATCACCTTACCGCGTGCAATCTCGGTTTCTGCCAGCAGGAAAACGGTCTTATACCCCATGAAGTTTTTGATGTAATTGAAACCGAACTCACTCTGCTCGTTGATGACAGCACTGGTTCCCAGGTACTCGTACACGTCCAAAACATTCACGAACGCCACAACGTCGGTAGCAGTACGGTGCATGGTCTTGAACTTGTTCAGGACGCGGCCTTTTGCCATTGCCATTGCTTCCTGAAAGGTCTTGGAAGTGCCCTTCAGTGTGCCGGTATTGAGGTACTTGTAGAAACGTCCGGCCACATCGGCGGTCAGGTCGTTCAGCATCTCCTCATCGGTCATCTGAACAGCGTTCTCGTAACCATCCTCAAGGATGGCTTCTGCGGTCGTACCCTTGGCCCACTTTTCGAGGGTGATTTTCTCATAGTCCTTGGTCTTGACGGTATACTTGCTGTAGGGGATCTCCTCGCCCTCGCCAACTTTTCCGTCCTGCAGGGTACCCTGTGCATACTTGCTCTTCAGCACCGTGTTGGGAAGCATCTCAATCTTGCGGGATACGCCCATAATGTCGCGCAGATGTTCCCAGTTGCGGCCGAAGCGGGTCACGAAGTCGATCTCGCGTGCAGTGGTCTGAATGTCAGCGGCCATCACAGTATTAGTTTTTGCAGGCATAAGTTAGTCCTTTCCATCGCCTGTCCCATTGAACAGGTCGATATTTGCTGCAATCGCGGCCTGCCGTTCGGTAGAATCCTTGATTGCAAAAATTTGGTCTTTGGTCATTTTGGAGCCGGTGTTGGTGGGCGGGTTGTCCACCTTCGCGCCGGTGGTCGTGGTCGTAGCCACAAAGTCGCCCCAATCAGCTTTCAGGCTGTCGGTGTGCTTCTTGGCGTCCTTGACGTTGCCCTTTTCGTCCAGCTCCAGCTTGTCGATGTCCTCGCCGGACAGCCGCACAACGCGGTCTGCGTACTTGTCCAGCACCCCGGCGGTCTTCAGCAGCTCCCGGAATTTGGCTTCCTTGGCTGCGTGGGTGTCCTTCTGGGTCTGCTGGGCCTTGTAGTCAGTCAAAGCCTTTTCTGCGGCCTGCTTGCCGCCGTTGGCCTCGTCCCGCTCTTTCTCGGCCTGTGTGCGGGCTGTTTTTTCTGCATCCAGTTGGTCTTTGAGATCGTCCGTCTCCTTGTGCAGGGCGTCCAGAATGGCTTTCGCCTTGTCATCGTTGGAGGTTTCGGTGTTCTCCAGAATCGTGCGGATGTCAGCTCTTTTGAGTGCCATGTGATAGTCCTTTCCGCCCTTGCTCGGGCTGCCATGCTTGGCAATAAGGTTTATTTGCCGGACGTGCTGCCGGTGTGGTGCCGCCTGTGGGGCTTGAACCCACGCCCCCCGGATTACAAATCCGGCGCTCTGCCAACCTGAGCTAAAGCGGCATAAAAAAGCGGCTGACGCTGTGCGCCAACCGCTGATGGTTTAGTTTTTAGTCGAAGTCGTATCTCTGAAATCCAACATTGCTCGTTTTCATAGTAAGGGACACGCCAACCAGTGCGCTGCCCTCTCCCAGAACTCTATCGCAAATTTTTTGGAGTCTGGCTCTTGCTTCGTCGATTTCAAAGCAAAGCCGTTTATTTGCATCCCTATCGTTTTCGACCTTCAGCTCTCGAATTTGATTGGAAATCTCAAGCTGCCGCCGCTCGCATTCCTCAATGCCTTTTTGATGCTTGAGCTGTTCAATACGCAGCTTTTCTCGCTCTTCTGCCAGTTCTTCAATTCTGCTCATGCTTATACCTCCTTGTTTCCTTCTTCCACCGCGATCTGCCGCAGTTCATCAATGTGATCTTCCACCGCCGGGCGGAGGAATCCTTTACCCTCGTTGGCTGCTCTCATACCCCGGGTAAAGTGCCACTTGCCGTTGAAGTCCTTCCAGACCCACGGCGTTTTGCGCCCGTTGCCGTTTGTGGCGTGAACGCCCGTGCCCAGCTCCACATAGACGCTGTAAAACAAATTGCTGCCGATGGTCACGGTCTTTTTTGCAAGGTCGAGGGCATAGGTCAGGCTCTGCTTGAGCGCGCCGCCCACATAGCCCTCAATATGGGTGCTGTTCTCTGCGCCGGTAGGCACAAGCAGTTGGGCGTAGTCCTGCACCGTCATTCCCCAGCGGGTCAGCACCCGCTCCGCCCATGAGTCCAACGCTTCATGCAGCTGCGGGGTGTTGTCGGTGAATTTGATGTTGTATTCAAATTTCATTTATCACGGTTCATCCATCCAAGCTTTACTTTTATTCTGATTCTAGCAGTGTATCGCAAAGGGTGCAGGCTTCCAACAGCCAAGGTGTCCTGTACCCACATATAGGACACTCATACCAGCCGGGTTGAAGCGCATCGCTAGCATCAACATGGCGCCACGCAAGTGGTTTTGGCAGCGGAATGCCGAGTATTTTTGAAGCTTTTGAAGCATTCATGGCAGCTGTGATGGAATCCCTAGCCTGCTTCAGAGGGTCATATTCTTCGCGTTTTGAAAAATTGGCTGTACTCATTGCTTTTCCTTCTTTCTCTTTCGCTCTTCTGCCCACCACATCTGTTCTTTCTCTTTTCCGCCCTTGGATTTATACCACTCGGTGTAATCCATGACGGGTGTGGTCTCTTTGGTCACATTGTCTCGCTGCATGGCGTTCTGCCGGGGATACTTGCCCAGTACAGAGGACAGTACGCAACGGCAGTGGTAGACCATCTCCGGCGCTGCGTTTGGGTCGCCGGGGCGCTGAATCTCGTAACCCATGACCTTGAAAGGCTCGTCAAGCTCTGCTGTCTGCTGGTCAAGCAGGCGGTGCATCTCACGGGTGCGGTAGTCGTGGGTGGAGTTCCACCGCTTTTTGACCTCAATGCCCAAATCCTGGGCGTTGCGCATCTGCTGCAAAGCACCGGCGTTCTGGGCACTGGTAATGGCTGTGATGGCGTTGTTCATGGCCCAGTGGATCTCTGTGTCAGCCATGCCGTTGACGGCCTGCACGGCGATGTCGTGGACGCTCTTGCCCTGAATGATGCCCTGCATGACGTAGCGGTTGAACACCCGGGCGTCATAGGTGCGGTTGCTCTCGCTCTTGATGCGCTTGTTGGGCACCATGCGGGGATTCTCTTTCAGCAGGAGTTTGACCGCTTCGGTGTTGTACAGGGTCAGCCCGAACGTCACGCCTGCGGCCTGTTCCAGCTCGTAGAAAGTCCAGTTTGCGCCAAAGGAAAAGATGTTGTATTGCTCATCCCGGGCTAGCTTGTAGGCCGTCTCTTGGGCTGTGGTGCAGGTCTGCGTGATGCCGTCCAGCTTTGCCTGCATCAAATCAGATTGAAAGACCTGATTCTGCAGCCAGATGCGGTAATCCTCTTCGGTGATCTCGCCTGCATCCAGCTGCGCCCGCTTGCGCTCGTCCAAAGCTCGGTACTTTTTCAGAAAATCGGTGAGCTGCTTTTGCATCTCCCGGCGGGCAGTGCCGTACACTCTCAGGATACGGCGGCGCAGGCGGTTCAGCTGGCGGGTGGAAATGCGGTCACGGTCAGAAATCATGTTTCATCACCGTTGTCATCCTCGTCATTGTCCACGGTCTCCCGCTCTTCGCTCTCCGCCATCAGCGCGGCCTTGGCCTGCTCCTTTTGTTCCGGGGTCAGGTTGGGCAGCAGGTCAATGGCCATGTCCTGCCCGATGATCGGTGCCTCGGAGATCACCGTTGCGACCTGTTCGGCCGTGTTTGTGATCTTGCTGCGGTTGAATGTCAGCATAGCGTTTTCAAAGCCAGCCAGTGCGCAGATCTGCCGGATGAACGGCTTGACCTGCGCCTCGAAGTCGTCCGCGTTCTGGTTCAGCGGTTCATAGGCTGCATCCAGATGGTCGTTGGTGCTGTCCGCGCTCACGCAATGCACGTCCAAACCGCCGAAGTCCTCATAGACCCGGGTGTGGAGCAGCTCCAAAAGAGCCTGCCGGGCCGTCACAGGAATCTCGGTGGTGTAGGGGGCGATCTTGCCGCCCTCGCTGGTGTCTGCGCCTGCAATGTGGTACAGATTTAGCTTGACAAGGAACTCTTGCAGCTCGTCATCGGTCATGCCGTTGAAGTTTTCGCACAGCCAGTAGATCTGCGAAAAGTCCTGTAGGTCGTTGCAGAAGCCAGACATCACCAGATCGGTGTTGTCGATGTAGGCTTTCAGGCCCACAAGGGTGCTCTGGTGCAGGTCGGAGCCCCACAGCGGCACAATGGGAAGAGCGCTGTAGTTTTCGCCCTCCACGCTTTCCAGCCCGCCGCCGGGTGTGGTGACGGTCACGCTCTTGTATGCCTGCTTCGGCGTTGTCTCCTGCATCACATTGCCGATTTTGCTTTCCGTATACTCGGTAAAGCCGTCCAGCTCGTACAGGATATAGTGCATATCCGTGTCTGGGTTCAACCGCCAAAAGCGCACACCCGCCTGCAAAAGGCCTGTTTTTTCATCGTACAGGGGCGCGAACTCGGTCAGCTTGAAAATCACCAGATGGTCGTTGTTCCAGAATCCGAAGCTCTCACCGTGGATCAGGGCGAAATATCCGGCTTTCTGGATCTGCTCGTCAAAGTTCTGCCCAAGCTTGCCCTTGTCCACGCCATCGTCCGCAAAGACCACGCCGTTGCCGAGGGAGTAGGTCGCCCGCTGCTTGTTGAGCCGCCGGAAAAGATTACTCTTGACCATATCGGGGTGCAGGACATCCTGCTTTGTGTTTTTGGACAGGCGTTTCAGCATCAAAGCGTAAGCCTGCGCGAAGCGTTCAGCCCCCGGGTTTTTCTGGGCGTCGTACAGATCAGCGTCCAGCGCCATTCTGTAAGGTCCGGAACTGCAGTGCTGCTGCACGAACCGCCGGATGAAATCAGGCTGTTCCCCGGCGGCTTGCGCCTGCTGGAAGGTCTGGAATGTGTATACAGTGCTCAAAATCAATCCCTCAGTTTCACAAGGCGCTTTGTGCGCACGAAATAGCGGATAGCGTCCATGCAGTGGTCATTTACCTTCAGCACGGTGTCGTCTTTGTCCGGGTCCCAAGCGTACACGCCGAACTCTTCCAGCGTGTGCTTGCAGTCTTTGTAGATCTTCAGCCGTCCGGTCTGCAGCATGGTCTGCACGTCCAGAATGCCGCTCAGGACGTCGTTATTTGCGGGGGTCTGGGTAAAGCCGTTCTTGCGCAGTTCCGTAATCAGGGGCAGGGCAGAGGGGTCAACGATGATCCTCTCTGGCTTGAGGCCATTCAGCCACGCCTTGAGGTTTGCAACATACTCTCCCACGGTCTTTTGCCGCTTCTGTTCGCGGCCACTGTAGTAGTACTCCCGGGTGACGATCCAGCAGTCTGCATCTGCCTGCTTCTGGAACAGCAAAAAAACCGTTGCGTTCTGGGTGCCAAAGTCGCACGCCACATAGGCGCTCTTTGGAGACAGCGCCGGCAGCTCATCAACGACGTGCTTCTTGCGGTCGAACATGTCATATACAAGGCCCTCGGCCACCGTCCACAGGCCCAGAATGTAGCGCTGATAGAAAACGCCGCTGTACTGGCTGCGGTATCTGGCCTTGATGTCCTCGGAAAGTGACAGATTGTCGTCCATCGTAAAGTGGAGATACATCATCTTGCGGGAGCGGCATTTCCGCACCCACTCCAGATAGAACCAGTGCTGTGGGCTGCCCGGGTTGCAGTTGAACCAGAACTTCGACCCGGTGACAGAGCAACGGGCCGTGGCCTGGTTGACAAAGCTCTGCGGCATCAGGGCCACCTCGTCAAAGAATGCCCCGGCCAGCGTGATGCCCTGGATCAGGTCTTGGCTGCTCTCGTCCTTGCCGCCGAAAAAGTAAAACTCGTTGATTCTGCCGCCCTTGCTGACGGTCATGCAGTTTTCTGCCCGATGCTCCTTGACGTTGTAGCCACGGGCCGCAAGCTGCTGCTTGAGCGTACCAAGCACGTTGCGCCGGAAGCTGGCAATAGTTTTGCCGCACATGGCAAACTGCTGCCCGCTGTAGCAGGTCATGGCCCACTGTACGAACGAAAAGCTCATGGCAAAGGTCTTGCCCGAGCGAATAGCGCCATCTGCAATGATGCCGTTGTAGCCGCTGTATGCGCTCTGCGGCGTCCACCAGCTCAGGACCTGCTTTTGCCGCTGGCTGAGGGCTTTCCAGCGAAAACCGTTACTTTTCCGCATTGTCGTCCTCTTCCTCTGGCAGTATCTCCACGTCATCCGGCGGGCTGATGTCTGCGGCAGCGTTCAGGGCCTCAAGCAGGCCATCGTCCGGGACTTCTATGCCGCTCTGGTCTCCCAGCATAGCAAACTTGTCCACGATGGTGCCGAACGCCGTGGACAGCTGTGGCAGTGTTGCTTCCGCGATCTTGTCTGGGTCAGCCATCGCTTTCAGGTACAGCCCGAGAAGCTCTTGTGCTTCTCCTTGCTTGCTCTCCATGTAAGAAAGCATGTCCTTCGAGTTTTCCCGCTTTTTTTGTGCGCACAAGCGCGCACTCTCCGGGTCTTCCTTTACGACTTTCTTAACGGTCGCGTCTGAAACATCATTCAGCTTTGCGGCTGCACGGTAGCTCTGGAGCTGCACATAGTCCGCAACGATCTTCTTTTTTTGCTTATCTGTCAGCCGCCGTGCGCCCACCGCCACCACCTCTCTAAACTCATGCAAAAGAAAAACCGCCCGGAAAATCCGAACGGTCAAAATATCAAAATAAGAGGCCTTGCTTGTCGGGTGCAAAGCCTCTGCGCCCGGAACTTTCGCGGCCGGATGCCCCGCTATTGCACTCCCCGCTCTCGTCAGATCATGCAAGCACTCCCGGCAGGACTCGAACCTGCAACATGCGGTTTTGGAGACCGCCGCTCTACCACTTGAGCTACCGGAGTATAAAACACCGCCCTTGGACTCGAACCAGCCAACAATATCTCAGCTGACACGCGCTCCGTACTGCGCTCAGGCGGCCATATAAAACAGCCCTGGTTCTCCGCCAGGGCTGTTGTTTGACGCACATCCCGTCGGGAAGTCTACCCACACCCTCAGGGATTCAAAGCTTTCTCTCGTGGCACGGGAGGTTAAGCGTGCAGCTTTGTGGGGGATGAGTCCATGCGCCATACGGCGCGAGGTTACGGAGTCGAACCGTTCCACAAAACTGCCAGCCCTGTTATGTGGCTTCCCAAACCTCGCATAGAAGCAGCCCGCAAAACGGTGAAGGAGAACAGGAAAGCATGAAAACCTGTCACAAGGAAGGAACCGTTTCGGAGGCTGCGTGCATCGGTTTGCCTTTTCGGCTTTGCCGATGGTACCATGATAAACCCCAAGTCGATTAGAAGTAAATCCCAAGGCATGTAAAAACACGCCACAGTTTTGTTGTGGAAAATGTACAAATCACCCGAGATTCAGCTCCGTGGTGATCTCAGCCAGCTGCTCAAGGCCGTCAGAAACCGCCTGGGAGACCTGGCACGGCTTTGAATAGCCCACGATCCGGGCAATCTCCGCCTGCCTTTTTCCTTCCACAAAATACAGGATCAGGCATCGGCTGCGCTTGATGGATGCCGCGTCAGCGTGGAGCAGATAAGCCACATCGATGGCGGATTTCTGCATCTCGGCATACTGGCATTTCAGCTCGTTCAGGCGCTGTTCGGCGTCTATGGCGGCGTCACAGTTCCGGCCTACCTTGTCGCTGGTGCCGGAGCGACCGGGTGCGCCGGAAGTCCCGGATGTGGTTGAGGTGGCTGCATTTTTCAGGCTTGAGATGCGTTCTTGCTGCTGGCGGATGAGCTCCCGCATTTTCGGCAGGCGCTCAAACCAGGCCCGCAGCTCCTTTACGCTGGCCGGTTCGCCCGGCTTTGGCGCATCACTTTCAGGTGTCCATATGCGGGCCATGTTGCATTCCCTCCTTCGGCGGCAAAGGCATCCACCCAACCACGGGAGAATCTACACGGTTATTGTAAACGTCATCCGGGTTGAAATAACGATATTCCCACCAGCCTTTAGGAATAAAGTAATCATCGCTTTCTTCATTGTAGGTTCCCCACTCGAAAATTTCTTCCCAGTAGAAAGCGCTCTTTTGGGACAAGACTGTGCCATCTTCGTAGTGAGCCGTCGTAATCCCATATCCACCGCAGGCGGTTTCAAACAGAATCAGCACATCTTCTTCGACCTTCGGAGGGTCCTTTTCAGGGTCGCGCCATGCGGGAAA